GGTAGAAGTGAATACCAATCTTTTATGGATTCTTTAGGTAGTGCGTCAATTTTCTTTTCTATGATTGATGAAGCAACAGGAATACCAAAAATTGTTTCAAAACCTGCGTATATTGTAGAAGTGGTTAATGACGACTCAAATGCATTACCTGAGTATTACGTATATTTTAAATTCACATCTCGTGATACAAATAGTGTTGGTCGTTATGTTGGACAATTTTTGATTAAATATAATAATGGTCTTTTAGGTGGAATTGAAGGAAATCTTATTCTACCATTAAGAGATGAGTTATATATCAATGTTCAAGAAAGTTTTATTATAGATAGTCCTTGTTGTTGACGAGGTTAAATCCAATACCTATACTTTAACCAATGAGTAAGACAAACTCCGTATTTTACGGAAGATAATAGGTCACTCGGTTAAAATTTATAGAAATGATATCAAACGAAGAAATTAAAGAGTTCTTGGAAGGTGGCGACCCCGAACAATTCATTGTGTCCATAGAATTTGATTATGTGACAGACGCAATCTACAAAATTAAAGAAGTTCCTGGTAAGGGAAAACAAATCATAAAAGATAATTTTATACCTTTTGCTTGGGTCGGTGACCTAAAGGGTTTAAATTTTTATCAAGGTTCAAAAGGTTTACAAAAGGATGCAATGTCAAGACATAAAATTGTCATTGACAAGTTAGAAACCCACGATAATGAAAGATTAGAGAATGGTTTAACTTATATAGTTAAATGCCTTGGTGGATATCGTTCATTAATTCAATTTTTCCGTGATGGTGGTATTGACCCTTGGGGTGATAAGGCTAAAGATAAGTTTCTTATGTTACCCCCCGTTGAACAATATCTTATTCANAAAGAAAAACGACTATTCAAAGGATATGAAGAATACAATGACATAACCCGACTTGTATTTGACTTAGAAACGACCTCACTTGAACCAAAGGATGGTCGTATATTCATGATTGGAATGAAAACAAACAAAGGGTTCCACGAGGTAATTGAATGTGATACAGAAGAAACTGAAAAGTTGGGTTTAATTAAATTCTTTGACACAATTAACGAACTTAAACCATCTATCATTGGTGGATATAACTCATTTAACTTTGACTGGTTGTGGATTTTTGAGAGAGCCAAGGCACTTGGATTGGATATAAAGAAGATAGCCAAGTCACTTAACCCCCAACGTACCATATCTCAGAAAGAACAAATGTTGAAGCTTGCCAATGAGGTAGAAAGATACCCACAGACCTCAATGTGGGGGTATAACATCATTGATATCTTACACTCAGTTCGTAGAGCCCAAGCGATTAACTCAAACATTAAGTCTGCGGGTTTGAAATACATAACTCAGTACTTGGAGATTCAAGATGAAGACCGTGTATACATTGACCACACTGAAATCGGTCCTATGTACGCCAAAAAAGAAGATTATTGGTTTAATGTTAAAAACGGAAAGTATAAAAAGGCCGATAATCCACAATTTGATGACCTTGATACACGTTTTCCTGGTACATATATCAAGACTACTGGTGACAAAATTGTAGAACAGTATCTTGATGATGACTTAGATGAAACCCTACGTGTAGATGACGAGTTTAACCAAGGTTCGTTCCTTTTGGCTTCGTTGGTTCCTACAACTTATGAGCGTGTAAGTACGATGGGTACGGCAACTTTGTGGAAGATGATTATGTTGGCTTGGTCTTATAAATACAACTTGGCTATTCCCGCTAAACAAGATAAGACTGACTTTGTTGGTGGATTGTCTCGTTTGATTAAAGTTGGTTATTCTACATCTGTATTGAAATTGGACTTTAGTTCACTTTATCCATCTATTCAGTTAGTACATGATGTGTTTCCTGATTGTGATGTGACAGGTGCGATGAAAGGATTATTGGGTTACTTTAGAAATTCTCGTATTATGTACAAACAATTGGCTGAAGAGTTTGAAAAGAGTGACCCTAAGAAGTCAAAATCATATGACCGTAAACAGTTACCGATTAAAATCTTTATTAACTCAATGTTTGGTGCGTTATCAGCACCACAAGTATTCCATTGGGGTGATATGTACATGGGTGAACAAATTACTTGTACAGGTAGACAATACTTGCGTCAGATGATTGGTTTCTTTATGAAACGTGGCTATGAACCATTGGTAATGGATACGGATGGTGTGAACTTTTCATCACCATCTAATATTAGTGACCGTAAATACATTGGTCGTGGTTTGAATTGGAAAGTAGTGGAAGGTAAAGAATACGTTGGTGCGGCTGCGGATATTGCCGAATACAATGACATATTCATGAGAGGTGAGATGGCTTTGGATAATGATGGTGTTTGGCCGGCTTGTATTAACTTGGCTCGTAAGAATTACGCTTTGATGACCGATAAGGGTAAAATCAAATTGGTTGGTAACACTATTAAATCAAAGAAATTACCAGGTTATATTGAAGAGTTTTTGGACAAAGGAATTAAGATGTTACTTCAAGGTCAGGGTAAAGATTTTATTGAGTATTACTATGAATATCTACAAAAGATTTATGATATGAAAGTTCCTCTGGCAAAAATTGCCCAAAGAGCGAGAATTAAACATTCTTTGAGTGATTATAAATTCCGTTGTACTCAAAAAACAAAAGCGGGTTCATTAATGTCACGTCAAGCACATATGGAACTTGCAATTCACCATAACTTAAGTGTTAACTTGGGTGATGTGATTACTTATGTAAATAACGGGTTAAGAGCATCTCACGGTGATGTGGTTAAGAAGGCGGATAGTTTGGTTTTGAATTGTTATTTGTTGGACCCTGCGGAATTGGAAGCAAATCCTGATTTAACAGGAAACTATAATGTGGCGAGAGCAATTGCGACTTTTAACAAACGTATTGACCCATTATTGGTTGTGTTTAAAGATGAAGTTCGTGAATCGTTCATTGTAACTGACCCCGAAAAACGTGGAATATTTACAACAGCACAATGTGAATTAATTAATGGACATCCATTAGGTGAAGGTGACCAAGATGATTTGAACGATGTGTTAACAATTTCTGAACAGGAAATGTCTTATTGGAAAAAACGTGGATTGGAACCTTTTTATATCTACGAAAAAGCAGAAGAAGGTTGGGAAAATCAAATTACGGGATTACCAAATTTTCAAACCATCTGAAGATAAGATATACCAAGATTGGTTAATAAAAACAAATTCTACACAAGCACCTTTTTCAATAGAGATTTCATCCCACTCTTCATCAATTGAATTGATGTCAGGCAAAATTAATACGTTTGTCATTGCTTTTATTTTAACTCTATCCGTAGTTAATGAATTTAATTTTAAAATACAATTACTAACACCACGAACAACAATAGCATATTCTCCATTTGTGGTATATTGTGGTTCAGAAACAATGGCTAATTCAGAAGTTCTAATCTGAACACCATTAATGATTTTGATTGCGGGTATTGATTTAATTATTGGCATATTATACAACAGTTATTGGTATTGGCATTGCTCTATATTTTAATTGCTTGTTTAAATTTTCAGCAATAGAACCTTCTTTTTCCATTTGTTTTTCAGGACGTAATCTTTCTAATCTTAGTTGGAGTTCTGTCACTAAAGAAACTTTTTCATCTTTAGCTTCGGTTTGAAGAGACTGATAATCCATTGTTAATTCACTATCAGGTGTCTTCAAATTACCACTGAATTTACCCCTTACACGAGCCAAGGTCTCTTTGCAGTATGCGGTGAACCATCTTCTAACCCATTGTCTTGCAGGGTCGTTTAAATCAATCCAGCTTAATTCGTCTAATGGAATGTCTGATGGTAATTTTACGATATCGGGATTATCTTTAAGACATTGGTCTCTGTCAGCATCAGTTGTGTCATAATACCAATACCAAACACGGCCTCTCATTAATTCATTATCACCAAAGTCAAATCTACCACCAGGTGTGTTATACAACATAACCGCTCTTTTTCCATCGGGAAGTGCTGTTACACGATAACTAACATCGGGTTGAATAATTCTTCTTTTAAGATTTAAGTCTTGTTGTCTTGCTAACACATCATAAGATGATAACATAAAATATCCTCCACCGTTACCCGCTTGAGCAAACCCACCTACACCACCAAATCCACCTATACCACCAAGACTACCCAATGAAAAAGGGTCAAATAACAAATTGTTTTGCTCGGCTGGTGAATACCATAAAAGTTCGTTAATTTCACGACCCGCAGGTATTTCATATATTTGTACATTTTGTTGTAATTCAAAGTAATCCTTTTTAAGTACCCAAGGACCTGAGTTTTGAAGACCAACAATTTTAGAATATGCGTAAGTGTATTGTGTTTCCCAATCAAGACTTCGTCTAATTAAAGCATTTGCTACTGATTGGGTATCCAAATTCATACCATACAATGTTGTCCATTGTGATTCAATTAACCAGTCATAAAGATATTGCGTATAGTCACCGATGGATAATTCAAGTAATGAATCCATCATTTCAAATTCTAATTCCACAGCTCTTAATGGAGCTCCAAGTTGATTTAAAATCCTGTTATACAGTTTGGTTCTTTCTGGTTCAGCAATAACTACCATAGTCTTTTGTATATAAATATCAGGTTATTATAATTGATACAACTTGGCATCAATTAGGAAATAATAAACTCCGTCAATGATTTTTGTATTTGAATTATCAAAGATTACCATATCATCCAAACGTTTCATAAAAATCATCCAATTTGTTTGATATTTTTTAACATTTGCGGTTCCGTCAACTTTATACATGTCATCATTTCTTGTTATGTGACTGAATGGTTTTACCTGTGCGGTTTTTTCAACACCATCAACCATAATCTTAACATCAACACCCGTCATCATATCTTCTTTGTTTCCAAGTTCACCAATACGAGTTACATTTTCATCACCAAATTGTTTTTTTAGTTTTTCAACAACAGCGTCTTCAGTTTTATTACCTTTGTCTGATGTTACACCCATTACACTCATAACTGTCTTTAATGTTTCAGACTCCAATGAGAATACTCTAAACTTAACTTTGTTTAAAACCTTCAACATTCTTGCCATTTCAATAACTTGTTCTTTTGGTGTTTTATCTGAAAAAATAATAGGTTCCTCACCTACTTTTGTAAGATATTTGTTTATATCTTTTTTCAATACACAAAATGCNCTGTAGTTTGTGTTTAAATAATTTATAACTGACCTTCCTTTACCNTCCAAATTATAAACACCCGACATTTGTCCTTTTTCGTATTCATCTTTGTTGTAGTATCTATCAGCAAATGTATCTTTTAAAATTTGCATGATGGCATTCTTGTATAGATTAAGAACATCTCTGTTTGTATTAAACAATAACTTTGATGCCATCTTATCTTGGGTTGAACAGGGTTCACTTTTAACCGCTTCGGTCAAAAATTCTTTAGCGGTTGTAGATTCTTTTACTGTTTTATCTAACTTTCTTGAAAGTTCTGACTCTACGTAGTCCCAATTAACAACTCTCCAAAAGTTTTTTACGTATTCGTCTTTCCTATTTCTATATTTTAGATAATATGCGTGTTCCCATAAATCCAAACCTAAAATTGGATAACCACCTTGGTCAACAACATCCATAAGTGGATTGTCTTGATTCGCGGTTGTCATAATTTTTAAGGTTCCTCGTTTTGTAAGAACTAACCAACACCATCCTGAACCAAACCTATCTTTTGATTGACCTTCAAATTTCTTTTTAAAGTCGGCAAATGATGAAAAACTCTGATTAATTTTTTTAAGTGTGATTGGACCCGGTTTTGTTGTTTTTGGTGTTAACATTTTCCAAAACAATTGGTGGTTGTAGGCACCACCCGCATTGTTTCTAATGAATTTGTTGAAACTGTCTATTGTTTTAACAATTTCTTCTAAGGTTAAATCCTCATCATCTTTTAATGCTCCGTTTAATTTATCAACATAACCTTTGTAGTGTTTGTTATAATGAACACTCATGGTTTCGGGGTCAATAAATTGTTTTAGTGCGGCATAAGAATAGGGTAATTTTTCTATCTTAATGTTTTTGGCTTCTGCGACAACTTTTTGTACTTTTTGTTCTTGTTGTCTTTTAACTTCTTTTTTTTGTAAATCTTCTTCAATTACTTCAATCCTATTTTTAAGATTCTTCATAAGGTCGGCTTTTATTAATGTTTATTAATTATAAATAAGCCGAAGTTTGATTATCGCCTCCAATTATTTATAAGTTCTAGTATTTCTTGAACATAATCGCCATTGTCTACCTTATCACCCATCACGGTTTCAAAGATGTCTTTCTTCTTTTTGAGTATGTCATAGATGATTCCTTCTACCGTGTTGTCAAAAATTGGATAATAAACTAATACATTATTTTTTTGTCCATAACGGTAACTTCTATCCTCTGCTTGAGAGTGGTCTGATGGTAAAAAGGACAAATCGTTCATTACAACCGCCTCACCCGCTGTCAATGTAATACCAACACCAGCGGCTTTTATGTTCCCAACAAATACCATAACACTCTCATCGTTTTGAAAACGGTCAACGGACAATTGTCTTTCTTTTTGGGACATTTGTCCATCAAGTCTAACAGCACTTTTTCCAAAATGTTCTAATATCATCTCCAATGTTTTGGTAAAGTTAGTAAAAACAATTACTTTCTTACCTTGTTCAACAATGTTTTCACAAATTTCAATTGTTGATGGAACTTTTTCTTCGGCAATCACCTGTCTTACTTTTGTAAGTTTGGTAAACTGAAGTGTTAATGAATCAGAATCACCATTTTTATCGTACCAATCATAATACTCACCCATTAAGGCTTCATATTCTTTTGATTTTAATCTTAAATAAACTGGTGTAATGATTTTATCGGGTAAATCTAAAACATTTTCCTTTAATCTTCTTAACACCAAGGGTGCGGTTCGGTCTCTTAACTCTTCCAAGTTGGATGCTCCACTAACATTCCAAATTTTTCTTCTTCCTGCTTGGAATTGAAAACCATTACAATACCTTTTAACATAAGCCATCCAATTTTTAGCTACAGGACACTCAATTAAGTTCAATAAATTGAAGTAATTAATTGGTCTTGAAGTAATTGGTGTACCTGTTAACAACCAAAGTCTTTCAACATTGGATACAAAGTCATTGATTAACTTGGTTCTTTGAGCTTGTTTGTTTTGAATGTAGTGTGCTTCATCAATAATCACCAAATCAAACTTTGTTTTCAATAAAACAGAATCATCTTTCTTTTTTTCATCGTGGAAATTTTTAATGATGTCATAATTGATGATAACAAAAGTACCATCTTCCCATTTTTTACCTTCAATGATTGACGTTGGTTTGTCTGAATAATTTTCAATCTCACGTTGCCAATTAATCTTCAAAGATGCCGGACAAATAATCAAAATCTTTTTTGCCCCTGTTTCCAAAGCGGCAATAATAGTTGATGTTGTTTTACCCAAACCCATATCATCAGCAAGAATAAACTTTTTATTCTCAACCAAAGATTTAATAGCCTCTTTTTGGTGTTCAAGTGGTGGACGGTGAGAATATTTTTCATAATCAATCACAACATCCTTAACTTTATTGTCTTTTATCAACGCAACCTTTGGAATCCAAAAGTCATAGACTTGTTCTGATTCAAAATATTTTCCCCAAATATGATAGGCGGTATCTTTTTCAACCAAAAGTTTTTCAACATATACTTTTGTTGGTACAGATGAAAGTAATTTGTCATTAGCAATTTTTTGGGCAAAATAAGAATCAAGTTCCACCCATTTCTTCGCAACCTTTGGTGCGGTTTCGTGATAATTTATAATGTACTCGGCTTGAGCACGAGTTGGGTAAAACTTTTTATTATCAATTTGTTTTTGTCTTAAACGTATGATGTAATTATTGGCACCCTGATATGTCTCTAACAAATCAAGAGCCCTTCTTTCTAACACAGAGACATTATATGTGTTTTCAGTATTTTCCAATCTAATAAAAGATAATCAATTTATGTATATTTATCAAGTATGGCACAACAACTCGTTCCAATTACAAGATTAGGTAAATTTTTTGGTGGGGAAGATTTCTCATTAGATATTTCTATGGGTCGTGAATGGCTTGGTGGGGATATGAATTTTACCATTGTACTTTACAAGGTTGATAGAACAAAAACAGTTAATGATGATGTTTACGGTGAGGTACAACAAAACGGAATACAATTTTTAGCACCCGTATCAATTAATGCTTATGTTAGGATTGAAGAAGCGTCAAGTCAATTTTTAGGTAGTAGTAAAATTATTCAAAATGAACCTGGTTTGTTAAAGTTTTCCGTTTATAAACAAGAACTCGCTGATTTACAAGTTGATATTGAATTGGGTGATTATATCGGGTATTGGATAACAGAATCCGAAGTTAGGTATTATTCAATAATGGACGCAGGTATTCCTGACTATGACAATAAACACACTTATGGTGGATATAAAGGATTTTACTTTTCTTACACTGCAACACCTGCAAGTGAAAACGAATTTATGGGATTATAATGGCATTACCAAGAAAACGAAAAGAGATTATTCCAACCATCAATCTCAAGCCAGAAAAAATTCTTTTGGCTCGTAGAGAACAATTGCTTGAAGATATTAAAAAAGATGGAACTTTTTTACCAAAGTCATTAATGCATCCCGAGTTAGATAGGGGGTTTTTAGATTTTGTTAAAGAAGATTTGCAAACAACGGTCGCTGGTAGTATAATACCAATGATTGATTTAATTATTACTACACAAAACTGGGCTCAATTTACAGAAACTTGGAACATTCAAGATTTGAATGGTAATCCAACATTACCTTTTATTACGGTTGTTCGTCAACCTGAAGTTAAATACGGAAGCAATCCCGCAATCATTTATAATATTCCAAACAGAAAAGAATATTTTTACGCAGCCGTTCCGTCTTGGAATGGAAACATCAAAGGTTTGGACATTTATAAAATTCCACAACCCGTTCCTGTTGATATTACCTATAATGTAAAAATTGTTTGTAATAGAATGAGGGAGTTAAATGAGTTTAACAAAAATGTGATTCAAACTTTTGCGTCAAGACAAGCCTATAGACAAATCAACGGTCATTACATTCCAATTATTATGGGTACCATTTCTGATGAATCAGTTGTTGATGTTCAAAGAAGAAGATTCTACATCCAAAATTATGAATTCACCATGTTAGGATTTTTATTGGATGAAGATGAGTTTGAAGTTGCCCCTGCGGTTTCTCGTGTGTTAAATACTTTTGAAGTATCTGCTCAAACATCAAGACCAAAAAGAAAAAAATACCCCGAAAATATTGATGAATATAATTTAAGTGTTTCTGTACCAAGTGGGTCAACACAAACTGATTTAATGGTTGATTATACGGGTGATTTTAATTTACTAACAAAAATAAATATTACCGATTTTGATGTGTATATAAAACCACAAGGACAATTAACTTTTGATTTTTATGGTAGTGATGTTTCNTTAATACAAGTCAATACCAANGATACTTTAAGACTTGTTGTTACAAGTAGACCNGATGCAACATTACCATCAACATTCAATTANGCAATCAAATTGTTTGGTGTAAATTATGATGTTCCACCACAACCAAACTCAAATGGGAANCCCCACTCATGATTCACCATAAATGTCTTTTTTANTTTGACATTTTTCTTTAATCAAATTTTCCAAAAATCTATACATCTTAATACCGTGTTTNTCACAGTATTTCTTTAAAATATCGTGTGACTCTATTGATATCTTCAAATTCTTTATTTTCTTTTCCATAGGTAGAATAAAGGCAGAAAATAATCTGCCCATATTATAAATAGATGGCGTAAAGTAAAGTTTTTCTTAAATCTGTTAATATTTATCTATAAAATAAATAAAACTGAATAACTAAAACAAAATGGCAGTATCAAATAAAGTATTCGTATCTCCTGGTGTATACACATCAGAGAGAGACCTTAGCTTCGTAGCTCAAAGTGTGGGGGTAACCACTCTTGGTCTTGTTGGGGAGACATTAACAGGTCCGGCTTTCGAACCAATCTTCATTACAAATTATAATGATTTTGAATCATATTTCGGTGGAACCATCCCCGAAAAATTTGTAAACACTCAAATCCCAAAATATGAGTTGGCTTATATAGCAAAATCATACCTTCAACAATCTAACCAATTGTTTGTAACAAGGGTGTTGGGTTTATCTGGTTATGATGCGGGTTCATCTTGGTCAATCACAACAATTGCCAATGTTGACGGAAGTACTGTGGGTCTTAGTGTATCAACAGGTACAACATACTCTGTTACCTTTACGGGAACAACAGGTGGAACTGCTATTACATATACTTCATCATTCCCATCTATAATCCAAACAGGAAATACATACACACAATATAATGGTGGTGTATCAACAATTACTACGGATTTATATAATCAAATTCAAACAATCATTAATAACTCAGGAACTACTTCAGGAGCATCGGCATACATTTTTGGAACCGTGTCAACATCTGATTATAATTCGTTATTACCAGGATATACCGCTCAGACAAACGTTTATAATGTGTCTGGACTTTCTGTTTATGATGCTGACTTTACATCACCAAGTGATGATACTTGGTATTACGCAAACTTTGATATTACAACAGGAGATACTTATACAGGATATTCTTTCTTTAACGTAGTATCCGCAATGACTGATTTAGGTTCTGGTAACTATTCAGGAACTATCACAGGTAAAACTTATACATACTCAGGTACTGCATATGAAGGTTGGAATGATGTTGTTGTTGCAACTTTACGTTCAAGAGGTGTTTCGTTGTTTACATCAGACTATCATGGTCCACAATATCAAATTACAGGAACAACTGATGTTATTATAGATAATTCAGGTTCTTATTCAGGAATTTCTCAAAACCCATTCGCACAATTTGCGATTTCAGGTTATACTGACAACGCTGAAACACCAGATTCGTTCTCGTTTGTTGCGTCTATGAATAGTAACGACACAAATTATATTACAAAAGTATTTGGTATTTCTAACTTCGGTAAAAATAGAGTTGAAACACCATTGTTTGTTGAAGAACAATTCCAAACAATGTTGACTTATGGTTATAACAAAGGTTACATCAGAGGTATTAACTCATCGTTAATTAGTTTACCAGGTTTAAGAAACCCTGTAACTACAGGTACAATTGCTAACTACTTGGAACAATACCAATCACCTGAATCACCGTGGGTTGTATCTGAACTTAATGGTTCTACAGTTGAAAGATTGTTTAAGTTTTATTCAATTGCTGATGGTAATAGCGCAAACACTCAAATTAAAATTTCAATCCAAAATATTTCATTTAACAACTTAAGTTTTGACATTGCGGTTCGTGATTTCTTTGATACAGATGCTAATCCTGTTGTTATAGAAAAATACACAAATTGTACTATGGACCCAACAAACAATAACTATGTTGGTGTTAAAATTGGTACTAGTGATGGAGAATACTCATTGAATTCTAAGTACATAATGTTGGAGATGAACACTGAAGCAAATCCTGAAAGTGTACCTTGTGGTTTTGAAGGATATGTTATTAGAACATACGGTTCAGCAACTTCTCCATTCCCAGTTTATAAAGTGGCATACAACTTCCCAGGTGAAGTAATTTACAACCCACCATTTGGTATTGTTACAAACCCACCATTCTCATATACAGGTTTTGATAACAAAGCGGTATCTGGCGGTGATAAAGTAAGAAGTACTTATTTGGGTATTTCATCTCAAATTGGTTATGACCCATTATTCTTTGAATATAAAGGTAAACAAAAACCTCTTGATTTATGTGTTGAAGGTGATGCTTTACCTTGG